GATCAGGCGAATGTCGCCATGCGCGTAGACGAACACGTCGGGCTCGGGCGTGACGTCGATGGCGAGCACAATGGCGTGGATCAGAAACGCGATGATCGACTTGGCGACTAGGCGGAACATCACTTGCCCTCGATCCGCGCCCGGTTCCCGCCGTAGAGTGGCGAGTCTGGCAGACGACGGGCGATATAAGTTTTGACACCATTCGGTCGCCCGATGACCAAGCGTCCATCAGAGCGCACGGCTAACACCAGATAGACAACACCCTTCACTAAGACCCTGGGTTTTTCCGGCCAGAGAGTGTCGGCATCCGTCTCCATATGCTTACCTTTTGATCCGCGCCAGCAGGGCGCGGGCGTCACAGCCAGGGCATCCCTTGACCTTCGGCAGGCCGTCCATGTGCAGGGTTCGGCTGCAAGCAACCTGCTTGAGCAGGACGGCTGCCTCCCGTAAGAGTCTGACGACAGCATTTCCGTCTAGCCCGTCAATGTAGTCGTCGCCACCAATCACGTCATTACTGCGTCGCGTCCACGGCCCCGGAGTGTGCTGGCTCATCTAACCCTCCATTTCGCGATCTCGCGTCTGACTTGCGCCGCGTGGCGTTCGCAGATGCCGTGTGTCTGATGCGCCTGGCCGCGCTCGCCGCGCTCGGCTTGGCACCAAGCGCAGACGCGCTCAATTGCGAGTGCCCCGTCCTTCACTGTGTTTCCTGTCTTGTCCTCTAGCATGCCTACAGCATGCCGTATAGCGTGGCGTCTGTCAAGCACTATTATTAGCAATAGAATCAATATGTTGTGAGTCGCCCTAATCGCTCGATAGGAAAATCTTTTCATACTTGACACATGTCATGGCATATGGCAATTTCCCGGCTATGAATGAAAGAAAGGAGAAGAACGAATGGCCACGAAAAATTCGCGTGCTACGCGGCGCGCAAACGTATGAGGAGTTCGGGCAGCGCGTCGGCTACGGCTGGCGCACTGTTTGGGGTTGGGAGCACGGTGAGCACCAACCTTCGAGAAGAGCACAGAAGAAGTTTCAGGAACTCCGGTCTGTGGAGAGCGAGACCAATCCACTGTACCGAATGAAGGAACTGTGCGACTTCGAGGAAGTCGCGCACAAACTCGCGCTGGAAGCGTCTGATGAAGTGTGGTCGCTCTTCACCAAAGATGTACGAACCATCCTGCGAACGGCCAACAACCTGCTGCACCATGTCGAAGCCCAAGACGCAGCAAGAAGAACGGAGTAGCCAATGAGACAGTTCGTGCTCGTGCTGTGCGCGTGGGTGCTATGGTCCCTCGATCAGTACCCGTCCCCGTTTCGATCGGACTGGTTTGAGAACCACTACAACCCACTAGGTGCGACACAAACCGACCGCGCCTGCGAGGAATGGCGTAAACGCATCGAAGGCACCGACAAGACGAAGAGGGTGTACCTCTGCCTACCCGACACTTCTGACCCGCGCCCACGGCGCTAGTGCCATCCTGTCACATCGCCAAGGGGTGATTTGGTATCCGGTACCTTTCTGGTTGAGTAGGCTGTAGCGAGCGAGTGCGACGGCCGGGAGCGGGAGCGGGAGGCCGGCGCTGACGCGATGTGTGAACCAACCAGAACGCCGGGGTCTGTTCGCTTACGCTCACTGTGCCCCACTGTGGTAAATAAGAGACAAAGTAGGGCGCTTACGCGGCCCCGGGCCTGCGCCCGGGCGCGCACTAGCTTCTTTGGCCAAGTAGAATTAGAACACCACGCATTGGCACCATTCTCGATCTGGTGTGGGGCGATTCACACCTCTCTCTTGGCTGCCTAAAAAAGAGGCACTGCCTGCCCGGCTCGGCCTGCGGCCGGCCGGGGACGAAGCGAACCTTACAGGTGTAAGGGCTCTTGTCAATCCTTTGGCGTAGTTAGACCCACTGCTCTGGCCCCTGACCGCGGGAGCGGGCCGCCTACACTACCAGTAGTGGTCACAGTGCGGCGCCAGGCGCCGCCAGTGGGTACGAGTTTCAGGTAGGTTTCAGCACAGTTTTAGTGTTTCAGCGACCGATCGAGGTCGCTCCGAGTCCCGTTTCCTCGGGCCGGCCGGTGCATGGGCCCCCCTTCCGAGACTTCGCCAGAACTTTTAAAAGGGTGTCAAACTGTCAAAACTGAAGCCCCCACCATTGGTGCCTCTCGTTGGTACGTCGGGCCCGGAAAACGCGAACGTACCAAAAGCCACGGACCCACCGGCACCGCCACGGCCAGACGCGAAGCCCCTACGGACTCCGGCACAAATCGCGGCCGCGCGACGGCCGCGGACCCCCGCGCAGATCGCCCAGACGAAAGTCGGACGGCCACTCAAAGTAGGCTGGGAAGACAGCTTCTTCGAGCACTACATCGCGTGGGGCTCCAAGGCTAGGGCTGCAAAAGCCTGTGGCACCAGCGAGTATACCGTCCGGGACCGTGAGCGGCGTTCCGCCGCGTTCCGCGACCGGATGGAGGACGCCCACCGGGCTTTTGTGGAAGGGCTCGAGGTGCAACTGGTCGAGATGGGGCACAAAAATAACGTGATCGCCGTGCTCGCTCGGCTTAAGGCCGAGCGGCCGGAGAAGTACCACGAGCGCCTCCAGGTCGAGGGCCGCCTAGCCACGGTCAACATCGGTGTTGCAGTGCCACTGGACGAAGCCCAAGCGTTCCTGCGCCGTATGCTGGGCGAAGCGACGCCCGAGACGATACTGGCCATAGCGACGGCCAAGGCGCCGGAACTGGCCGAGGTCGCGCCATGACCGACCGCGAGCAATTGCTTCTTGACCAGCTCGCGGTGTACGTCGACTGGTGTCCGCTTGGGTGCAAAGTCCAATCGAGCGCCTGCCCGGAGGAGCCATTGCTCCGTCGCGTTGATCTGAACGACCGGGTGATCTTTTATCTTTCGCCCAATCTGTACGCGGCTTGGGTCGAGCGGAATCGACTATGAGTGAGCTGATTACGCTGGAGCGCGGGAGTTGGCTCTGGGACGAAGCCAAGCAAGAACTCGTAGAGCAGCCTAAATCGGATAGCGTCGAACGGCTCCGCCAAGAGCATGAGCGCCTGATCCGTGAGAACTTGCCCCGCGTGGGGCGAATTGTTCACTAGGGAAAACGTCCTCCGCACAATCACGCCGCGGAAGGCGACGCCCGAAGCCGAAACGCGAGCCGGTCTGCGGCTGCTGTGTCAGACCGACTTGTACACACTCGCGCGCCGCGTGTTGTACGCAGACGTGGCCACGCCGATGACGCCCGAGTTTCATCGAGCGGTCTGCTCGTGGCGGCAACGGACGCCGTTCCAGCGGAATCTGTACCTCCTCCCGCGCGACCACCTGAAGACATCGCTCCTCAACGTCGCGGCGAACGTGCAGAGGATTATCCGGAACCCGCAAGCGCGGATTCTGCTCGCGTCGAACAAGGCCGAGGCGGCGGAAGCGCAGTTGTCCGAGATCAAAGGCCACCTCGTCAATCCGCGCCTTGTCTGGCTGTTCCCGGACGTGCTCTACGCGAACCCCGAGAAAGAGTCCGAGGAGTGGACCCGCTCCTCGATTACGGTTCGACGGTCGCGCCGCACGAAGGAAGCGACCATCGAGACGATCGGTGTCGAGGGCGCGGCGACCGGTAAGCACTACGATCACGGCACCTTCGACGACCTCGTGGACGAGCAGAACTCGAAGACGCGGGCGCTCCTCGAAGCGACAATTCATTGGTACAAGACGACGCAATCGCTCTTCGAGCCGCAAGCGACGCAGGACGTGATCGGCACGTCGTGGGCCTTCGGTGACCTCTACGACTGGTTGATCCAACGCAAGCTGAAGCGGGAGATCAGCCTCGGTGTGTACCGCCAGCCGTGCTGGGTGGTTCGCGAGCCTGGGGTCCTTCGCGTCGATACGCGCGGGGGTATCGCGCCGGACGATCTCGTTCTTGACGCCCAACATCTGCCACTCCCAGCGTACTCCGAGAAGTTTACGCGCGAGCGCCTCGACGAACGCCGCCAGGACATCGGCGCGGCGCTCTTCGCCGCGCAGTACCTCCTCCGGCCTGTCGATGACGAATCCGCTGTGTTCCCGCGTGGTAAGGCTGTCATCGCGCCGCGACACACGATGCCGGACCCGTCCTCGATGTGGTGCGTGATGGCCGTGGACCCCGCCATCAGCACGAAAGACTGGGCGGATTACTCGGCGCTCGCGGTGACAGGGTTTGATTCGGCGGGGCAGGCGTACGTGCTCGATCTTCGCCGCGGCCGGTGGGCTGAGTCCGAGTTGATCGACCAAGTGTACGACGCGTACCGCTCGACGCCGAACGTGCGCGTGATCGGGTTTGAGGCCGTCGGGTTCCAGAAGCTGTATCTCCGTGAATTCGCCCGGGCCGGCGAAACTCGCGGGTTTCTCCCGCTGCTCAAGCTGGAACGCGACACGCGCGTCACAAAGGCTATTCGGATTCGATCCCTGGAGCCCTTGTGGACGAACGGCCAGCTTGTCCTGGCCGATGATCTCCCCGTGCTGGATGACTTCCTGGAGGAGGCCGAGCGCTTCCGTCCGTGGAAGGAATCAATGCACGACGACATGCTCGACGCGCTGGCGGATTGCCTCCAGTTGCGCGTCCGCCCCGAGCCCGAGAATCCCGACGACGGGCTTGACGAGGTGGAAGCCGAGCGACGCCAATTCGAGCGTGAGCTTCAGCACGACAGTCGCCCGATGGATCGGGCGTCAGTTCGCAACGCCTGGGGAATGCACCGGCGCCGGCAAGCGTGGCAGGAAGCCAGGGATGCCGAGATCCTCGGCGCGACCGCACCAAATGAATTCTTTAGCGGGTAGGTCATGGACAAAGTCGGGAAGGTGTTGGGCGAGTACAAACGCGGGGTGCTGCACTCCGGGAGCAAGACTGGTCCTAAAGTTACGAGTCGCGAGCAGGCTGTCGCTATCGCCATGAGCGAGGCTCGCAAGCGCATGGAGCGCGCCAAGCGCGGAAAGAAGGTCTAATGTTCCGCTTCTGGTCTCGCACCTACGTCCTGCACCTCGAAACGGAAATCGAGTGGCTCAAGGATCAGTACGCGCACGAGCGCCAGCGCGCGGAAACGGCGATTGACGAGCTGCTCCGCACTCGTGTCGCGGCGGGCCCAGTGGCCCCGCCTCCGCTTCCGAGTGAAGCCGAGCGGCGGGTTCAACAACTCCTGAATGACCCGGAATTCGTCCAGGTCGGCAACGCCGAGTGAAATCAGTCTGTTCGCACCCGTCTCGCAACGACTACGGCCAGCGCAGGGCGGCGTAGTGCGCTCCGGCCACTGCTCGGACTGCCAACGCCTAGTTTGGCGCACGGCAATCGCCCAGCGCGACACCCCGGACGGCACGAAGGCGGGCGAAGTGTTCCTGCTCTGGCCGCGCCCCGAGTCGCTCTACGCGAAAGTGCGAACTCCCGAGGGATTCGCGCCTGGTATCGCGTACTGCCCCGAGTGTGCCCCGCAGATCGGTCAGCCAGGCCCCGTCTTCGACGGTGCCCCAGTGATCGGCTACGAAACCGCTTATGGCCGGTACACTGCTTGGTATGCAGACGAGAAACGCGAGTTCTGGCAGGCGTGGCTGCATGACCATTTGAGCCTGACCGGCTCGGAAGTCAGCGCCTACCTTGACCAGTGGGAGAAAGATCGCAGCAGTGACCCCATCTGACAACACTCCGGCGCCTACCGACGCCGCGGCGGCATACGAGGACCACGGCGCGATCAAAGACTTGATCCGCCGCAAGCGGGACGAGTGGGCGAAGGGTCGCGAGACGTTTATCCGCTCGACGTGGCGTAACGTTAGCTTCTACAGGGGCCACCAGTGGATTAAGTTCGATCGCACGATCAACCGCTGGCGCCCGGCGCGCCTGCCGAAGAACACGCCGACCCCTGTCACTAACGTTTTCGCGAGTACGATGGACGCCCTGATCAGCGTCTTCGCTCGTATCGAGCCGACGCTGACCTTCCGCCCCGGCGCTCCCGATGAAGCCGCGGACCGCGCCGCAGCCGACGTGGCGACCCGCGCGATTCAGGTGGTTGAAGATGAGGTCAACCTTCGCTTCAATCGCCAAATTCTCGCCAGTTGGGTCGGGTTGTCCGGGATGGCGTGGCTCGAGACCGGGTACGACCCGGACCCGATACACGGTACGCGTTTCTTGCAGTCCGAACAGTGCGTCGCGTGTCAAGCGACGCAACAGCCTGGGCTCGGGATGTGTTCGCAGTGCGGCGGAACGCAACTCACTCCGGCGATTGATGCCGCAGGCGAGCCGGTCGGCGAGCAGATGCCGATCGGGCGGCTGTACGTCGATGTGGTGCCGATCTTCGAGATGTACTTCGACGCGTCGGTATCCGATTGGCGGAAGCAGCGCGCGTATTTGCGCGAAAAGTCCGTGAGCGTTGCGGAGGCGCAAGGCCGCTGGCCCCATCTGAAAGACACGATCACGCCGAACGTCATGGCCGACGGCGAATCATGGTACGGCGACGCGCTTCCGACGCTGGGGCCGCAGATCGACGAGAACCAAACCGGCCGGTTCGCTCAAGTCGGTCCGACTCGTCAGTTGAATACACGCGTGACCGAGCAATGGTACTGGCAACTGCCCGATGATACCTACCCCGACGGCCTGTTGGCGGTGATTCTGGGTCGGCAGCATGTCGCGTACGCCGGGCCCCTGCCGTACGCGTCGGAGGGTGGCGACGGGCAACGGAAACCGTTCTTACCCCATGTGTTCTTTCCGCAGAAGTTGGTTCCGGGTTCGGCGTTCGCCAAAACCGTAGCTGACGATCTTGCCCTCAAGCAAGCCCAGCGCAACCGTTGGGAATCCATCATTGAGGCGTGCGGAATGCGCATGGGGTCCCCCGTCTGGCTCAAACCACTCGGAGCCAACGTCACGAACTTGACCGGGGACCCGGGCAATATCATCGGCTATAACGCGGTCGGGCCGAACGCGGCGAAGCCCGAGCGCATTCCGGGGCAGGGTATCCCGCTGTCGTTCGTGCAGATGATCGAGCGTATCGACGCGACGTTTGAAGAGTTGGCCGCTTGTCTGACGGGCGATCAAGAGATCCCGTGTCTCGACGGCCGTACTCGCACGATGGAGGAACTCGCGCGCGAATTCCCTGACGGTGGGATGTGGGTTTACGGTTATGACCGCTTGCAACACCGCGTTATGCCGGCCCGCGTTGAACGCGCGTGGCACACCGGCACCAAGCGATGCGTGCGTGTGACATTCCGCGAGGGGACGCACGTTGACTGTAGTTATGACCACCCGTTCTTGACCTGGAGTCGCGGGTACGTGCCGGCCGAGCAGTTGAAAGAAGACGACGCGATTGTGCCGTTGATCTTTCGACCGGATCGGACGTCGGGCTATCAACGCGTGTTGCAACCCGCAGACGGCGTCGTGGAGCCGGTGCATAAACTCGTGGCGCGTGAGGTGCTCGGCGTTTCTCGTGGACTGACCGTACACCATCGCGACGAAGACAAACGAAACAACCTTCCTGAGAATCTCGAAGGTAAGACGTCTTCGCAACACCAGCGCGATCATATGGCTGCGCGTTCGGTAGACGAGCGCGGTGCGATTGCGAAAAAACGGTGGGCGGGTTTAGATGCGGAGTCGCGGGGGCGAATTATCACCGCGACTATTGCGGCGCGCGACACGGACGAGTGGCGCCAAGGTAACGCAGAACGCCGACGCGTTTGGTGGGCGGCGAAGACGCAAGAAGAGCGGGACGCACACGGCGTGAAGATGCGCGCGGCACGATCTAACCATCGCGTGGTGTCGGTAACCCCAATTGGCGATCGTGAGGTCTACGATCTTCAGACCAGTACACGCAACTTTGGCGTCGGTGCGGGTGTCTTCGTTCACAACACGTTCGATATCGTAAAAGGCTCTCGGCCCGAGGGCGTGAGCGCCGGTATTGCGCTTCAGATTTTGCAAGAGCGCAGCATGTCCCGCTACGGGCCACTGTTTATCTTGTGGGAACAAGCATGGGCCGAGTGGGCGCGCCAAGCCCTCGAAATCTTCCGGGAGTTCGCGACCGAGCCGCGCCTGCTCCGCATCAAGGGCCGTGACGGTAAGTGGCAGGTTGAGAAGTTCCTCGGAGCGGATCTTCAGGGCCGGATTGACGTGATCCCCGAAGCCGCGAGTTCCATGCCGCGATCCTCACTACTGGACCGCGCGGAGATGGAGCAACTGGCCGCCATGCGGATCATTGACGTGAACGATCCCGAAGTCCGCTGGAAGTTCCTTGAAGTCTATGGCCGGACCAATCTCACGCCGTCAATGGCGGCCGACACGAAGAACGCGATTCGCGAGAACGAAGCCTTCGAGGCGCTGGCGCAAGCGCCGTGGGTACAACAGGCGATGCCCGACGACGCGGACGCAGTCCGGGCGAATGATTATTTCGCGGCGACCGTGCTGCTGAAGATGCGCGGTATCGACGTGAGCAAACTCCCCCGAGTCAGCGCCGCGATCGATGACCACGTCATCCACGCGCGCGAAATTCGCGCATGGCTCAAATCCGAGACCGCACAACAGCTTCCCGACATCGTGCGGGCTCTCGCTGAGAAGCACGCCGAGTACCACCAGACCTTGATGATTCAGCAAGCGCAGGCAGTCCAGAGTGGCGTCCCTCCCCTCGCCGGGGGCTATACGGCGCAACCCGCCGCTCTGGGCAATCCGGCCGCACGTAAGCAGCCTCTGAACACCTCCAGCAGCGGCCCGCGCCTTGAGGGCGACATGGCCGAGCTAGCGGAGCAGATGACCGGCCAAAGTTTTTCCGCAGTCTCCTAGCGCCCGCCTAGGTTCAACGGGTATTCCGCCCGCCTCAGCGCATGAGGCAAGGAGCCACTCCTAAAACATGGAAGATGTGACTCAGGATGTTTCGGTCGATTCGTCCACGACTTCTGACTCTGTAGACACTTCGGCCCAGGCCACGACAGCGCCTGCCCCGTCTACGGCGCCAGACAGACCGGCACCTTTTCACGAACATCCCAGGTTCCGTGAACTCACCAGCCAAAACCGCTCTCTCAAAGAGCAGGTGGCGCAGATGAGCCAGCGGGTCAACCAGCTTGAACGCCTGTCATCCCGTGCCGATTCACAGGGCGGGTTGACGCAGGAAGAGCAAGCCCAGTACCGAGATGCCGCCACCGCGCTCAAGCGCATTTTCGCGGCGGACCCCGAGCTGGCGCAATTGTTCGAGGCGCGCAAGCATCTTCCGCAACTCGCTCAAGGCTACCAGAGCTTGCAGCAGCTTAGCCGGGCGCAAGCCCAGGCGGCGCAATCGCAAGCTCGGACGCATATCGAGCGCTTGGCGGCGAAAGAGGGGCTTCCAACGGACAAGAAATACCTCACGCACCTCACGCGACTTGTCGCTGGGGAGGCGATGAATCTCCAAGATGGGAACGAGCGGTATGACCGCGGGGACCTCAGCGTGCTCGATGAGGCGTTTGAGAGCGTCAAGGGGACGTTTATCAGCTTGATGCGAAAAGAAGCCGCGGCCACAACGACTCAGACCAAAAACAAACTCAAAACCATGCCGCCCGCCCCGCGTGGGGGCGCTGCTGGCCCGGAGGCCCCGAAAGCCCCAGAGCCCGGTCAGGAACGAGCATTCGTTTCTGACATGCATAAGCGCGGTCTCGCGTTGCTGCGGGAGCGGCTAACGGAAAAGTAAAACATGCAAGACACGGCCAGTTATGACGAGGTCCTAAAAACCGTCTATGAGGGCGGAAT